TTGTAATCAAAGCTCATGATCCTGCCCCCCCCTCATCCGACGCGCCTTCCGGGGATTCTAAAGTCCGGCGGGCATAGAAGAATCCAACTCTGGGACAAATTTTAGGAAAAGGGGTGCAGTATGTGACCAAAAACAAATGGAAAAAACTGATTTCGGAGCAGATGTCTGCACTAGGGGTGCAGAAGGACGCGTATGATTCCGCGGTGGAGACTTTGGCGGGAATCCTCGAGCAGCGGGACAAGACTTTCAGGGAGTTCCGAGCTTCCGGCGGAAAGTCGGTCATCGAGTACACGAATAAGGGCGGCTCGACAAACATGACGAAAAATCCGTTGCTTGTCCTTTGGGATGATCTGAACAAGAGTGCTTTGGCGTACTGGCGCGAGCTTGGAATGACACCCTCGAGCTATAAAAAAATGACGGGAGACGCGCCGCGTTTGGAAAAGCCTGGCGGACTGGCTGCGGCGCTTGCCAGCATTGAATCCGGTTAAAGGGAAAAACTGGCCGGAAGTCCTCGAGTACGCCGAAAGCATTCGGGCTGGTCGAAAAGCGGCGTGCATGGAGTTGCGCCAAGCTGTGAATCGGTTCTTTTCGGACCTCGACAATCCCGAGTACTGGATGGATAGCAAAGCACCTGAGTTTTGCATCCAGATCATCGAAAAAACGATCTGCCACCAGCAGGGGGAGAAGCTGGACGGCACGCCGCTGCGTGGTACGCCGTTCAAGCTTGAGCCGTTCCACAAATTCATCATTTACAATCTTGTGGGCTTCAAACTGCGCGGGACGGACGTCGTCCGATTTCACGAAGCGCTGATCTTTATCCCCAGAAAAAACATTAAGACAAGCTTTGCCGCGGCGCTTTCCTGGGCGCTCTCGCTCCTTTACCGGCGCAGCGGGTCAAAGACCTACATCGCGTCGGCGGCACTGATGCAGTCGCTGGAGAGCTTTAATTTTTTGGACTACAACGTCCGCCGGATGGGTGAGGACGCAAAAAGCGGCGGGTCTGTCAAGATCATCGACAACAACAATGAGCACTCCATGGAGGCCACGCTTCCGGACGGCTCTTTTTTTATTCGCGCACTGGCAGCAAACCCGGACGCGCAGGACTCCCTTAACTGCAACATTGCGATTTGCGACGAAATTCATGCTTTCAAAACGCCGAAGCAGTACAACCTTTTTAAAGAGGCCATGAAAGCCTACACCAATAAGCTGCTGATCGGCATCTCGACCGCGGGCGACAATGAGCAGGCATTCCTCGGGCAGCGGCTAAAATATTGCCGAAAGGTGCTGGACGGCACGGTTAAGGACGAGCAATACTTTATCTTTATGTGCTGCGCAAACCCGGACGAAAACGGGAATATCGACTACACAAACCCGATCGTGCATGAAATGGCAAACCCGGCCTACGGCGTGAGCATTCGCCCGGATGAAATTTTGAACGACAGCCTGCAGGCGCAGAACGACCCGCAGCAGCGTAAGGATTTTTTTGCGAAAAGTCTGAACGTCTACACGAACGCGGTTAAGGCGTATTTTGACATCGAGGAGTTCCGGCGGAGCGACGCCAAGTACAGTTGGACGCTCGAGGAGTTGGCAAGGCTGCCGATCGACTGGTACGGCGGCGCGGACTTGTCAAAGCTCCACGACTTGACGGCTGCGGCACTTTTTGGACATTACAAGGGCGTGGACATCGTAATCACGCATGCGTTTTTTCCGATTGTCGCCGCGCATATCAAGGCGGAGCAGGACAACATCCCGCTTTTTGGTTGGCAGGACGACGGCTGGCTTACGATGTGCAACAGCCCAACCGTTAACCATGCGGACGTGGTCAACTGGTTCGTGGATATGCGAAAACGGGGGTTCAAAATCCGGCAGGTCGGACACGACCGAAAGTTCTGCCGCGAGTATTTCATCGGCATGAAATCGGCGGGTTTCCAAATCGTCGATCAGCCACAGTATTTTTACAAAAAGTCGGAGGGCTTCCGGCATATCGAGCAGAGCGCAAAAAACGGCACTCTTTTTTATTTGCACTCGGAAGCCTACGAGTACTGCGTGGAAAACGTGTCCGCCGTCGAAAAGACGGATGACATGATCCAATACGATAAGGTGCAGCCGGAACACCGCATCGATCTTTTTGATGCGTCGGTGTTTGCCTGCATCCGATACCTCGAAAGCCTTGAAAAAAACAGGGCGGCGAAGAAATGGTGGGGTGAAGCTTGAGCAAGAAAAAAAGAAGCAGGCCAGCGCCGCGCGCCGAGCCGGTGCGCAGGAGCATCGCCTTTGCGGGCGCAGACCTGTGGGAATCTATCGAATGCCGGGGCTACGTGAGCCTTGCGCAAAATCCCGAGATCTGCACGGCAGTGGACACGATCGCGCGGCTGATCGCGAGTATGACCATCCATCTGATGGAAAACACGGAGACCGGTGACATCCGGGTCAAAAACGAGCTGAGCCGCAAGGTGGACATCAGCCCGAACAACAATATGACTCGCGCGGCGTTTATCCACTGGATCGTCAAGACGCTGATGCTCGAGGGAAACGGAAACGCGGTGGTGTGGCCGGAAACGCGGCGCGGCATTCTGCGCGACCTCAAGCCGGTGCCGCCAGCTTTTACGGCGTTTGTCCCGGAGGGTGTGTGGGATTATCGTGTGGTGATCGCCGGGCAGGAATACGACCCGGACGACGTGCTGCACTTTGTGCTAAATCCCGGAAGCTATTATCCGTGGAAAGGCGAGGGCTACCGCGTCGCGCTGGCAGACGTCGCGAACAATCTCAAGCAGGCGGCCGCCACGGAAAAAAGTTTTATGTCCAGCAACTGGAAACCGAGCATCATTGTCAAGGTGGATGCGCTCACAGATGAATTTGCGAGCGCGGAAGGGCGCAGCAAGCTCCTGCGCGAGTATATCGACACAGCGCAGGCGGGCGAGCCATGGATGATCCCATCCGAGCAGTTCAGCGTGGAGCAGGTTCGGCCGCTCACGCTCTCCGACCTTGCGCTTGCGGATTTCGTGCAGCTCGATAAGCGGACGGTGGCTGCCATTCTCGGCGTGCCGCCTTTTGTTTTGGGCATCGGGGATTTTCACCGCGACGCTTGGAACAACTTTATTAGCTCCACGATCATGCCGGTCGCGAAGAACATCGAGCAGGAAATGACCAAAAAACTCCTGTACAATCCAGATTGGTTTTTTCGGTTTAATGCGCGGAGCCTCTACAACTATGACCTGCGCGACCTTGCAGCGGTGGCGAATGATCAATATGTACGCGGGATTATGACCGGGAACGAGGTGCGCGACTGGATCGGACTTTCTCCGCTTTCCGGACTCGACGACCTTGTGATACTTGAGAACTACATCCCGCGCGGGATGATCGGAGAACAAAACAAATTGAACGGAGGTGACAACACATGATGTATAAACGCACGGCTGTGGCGCGGAGCGACGGTTTCTGTACCCGTGCCGAGGGCGGAAATCTCTATATTGAGGGGTATTTCGCTGTATTCGGGAGCCGATACGAGCTCTGGGATGGCGCATATGAGACGATCGAGCCCGGAGCATTCGATGGGCAAACAAATGGAGATGTCCGGGCGCTCGTTAACCACGACACGACGCTTGTGCTCGGCCGTACAACGGCGGGTACGCTTTCGCTGCGCATAGATGAGCGGGGACTTTGGGGCAGCGTCACGATCAATCAACAGGATCAGGATGCTATGAACCTTTACGAGCGTGTGAAGCGCGGCGACGTGAATCAGTGCTCTTTCGGATTTGACATCCTCGATCAGGATGTCGAATACAAGGACGGTGTGCCGACGGTGTGGCGGATCAAGGCTGTGAAGCTATACGAGGTTTCCGTCGTAACGTTTCCGGCTTACGAGGATACCTCGGTAGAGGCGCGCCGGAAAGATTTTGAGAAGGCAGAAAAACGAAGAAAAGAGGAATGGCAGGCAAGGATGAAAAGCCGCCTGAAAGGAGAAGACAATGGCACTTAAGACAATCATGCTGCGCCGCAGCATCGAAAAGAAGCAGGCCGAGCTGGAAGCGCTCCGCCAGAAGGACGCGGAGTTTTCCACGCGTGAAGCTGAACTGGAAGCGGCGATCAACGAAGCAGAAACGTCGGAGCAGGAGCAGGCCGTCACCGAAGAGGTAGAGACCTTCGACGCGGACAAGACTGCACACGAAGCAAAAAAGGCTGCGTTGGCAGGCGAGATTGAGGGCCTTGAAGCGGAGCTTTCCGAGGCCGAGGCAGCTGCTCCAACCAAAAGCAAAGAAAACCATCTCACAAAAGAAAGGACGGAAAGAAAAATGGAAACCAATATCAACATCCGCGCGCTGCCCATGAGCCGACGTGCGTTTGACGCACTGCCGATGGAGCAGCGCAGCGAAATCGTCGCCCGCGAGGACGTACGCGAATTTTTTGTGCAGCTGCGCAGCATGAAGGGCCAGCAGCGCGGCGTATCCGGCGCAGAGCTCACGATCCCGGTCGTTTTCCTCGACATGATCGCAGAGAATATGTACAGGTATTCAAAATTGCTTAACCGCGTACGTATCCGCAACGTCAACGGCGAGGCGCGCCAGACCATTGCCGGTACGGTGCCGGAAGCGGTGTGGACAGAGATGTGCGGCGCGATCAACGAGTTGACCTTTGTCTTTAATCAGGTCACGCTTGACGGCTTCAAGGTCTCCGGCTATGTGCCGGTGTGCAACTCGATCCTCGAGGACAATGACATCAACCTTGCGAGCTGGATCGTGGAGATGCTCTCCGAGAGCATCGGCCTCGCGCTGGATAAGGCGATCCTGTACGGCAAGGGCGCGGCGAGCAAGATGCCGCTCGGCATCGTGACCCGCCTCGCGCAGACCTCTAAGCCCTCCGATTATCCGGCAAATGCGCCGGAGTGGGTCGATCTCCACACCAGCAACATCCTCAAGGTGGACAGCACGGCCGAACCGATCACTTTCTGGTCCGCGTTGGCTGTCGCAGCTGGCAACACCTTCACGCGCTACAGCCGTGGCCGCCAGTTCTGGGCAATGAACAGCAAAACTTACGCCAAGCTTCGCGCAAAGCTGATTGCGTTTAATTACGAGGGCGGTCTTGTCGCACAGTTCCCAGGCACGATGCCGGTCATCGATGGCGACATCGATGTGCTCGAGTTTATCCCGGACGGCGACATCATCGGCGGCTACGGCGATCTGTACCTGCTCGCACTGCGCGCCGGTATGACGATCGAATCCAGCCGTGAGGTACAGTTTATCCAGGATAACACCGTTTTCAAGGGCAAGGAGCGCGCGGACGGTATGCCGGTCATCCCGGGCGCATTTGTTGCGATCAACATCAACAACGCGGCGGTCACGACCGTGATGGACTTTGCCGCAGATACCGCAAACGACGCGCGGCTTACCGCGCTGGCAGTCGGCACAGAGACGTTGTCGCCCGTATTTGCAACGGGTACATACAGCTATACGCTCGCACCCACCGGGACGAGCGCAAAGATCGAGGCAACCAGCAGCCAGCCGGGCGCGAAGGTGGCAATCAGCTACAACGGCCAGAACGTGCGCAATGGCGGCGAAGTGACATGGCTGACGGACGGCGCAGCGCATCCGCTGACTGTCACGGTTACGCAGGGCAACGCAGTGCGCGTCTATACGGTCTCGGTAACAAAGTAAAAAAACAAGGAGGTAAGCGGCGTTGACGTTGACGGATGAAGACATTTTGGAGATTTTGAAGGTTGACCTGCAGGTATCGAGCTCTGCGCTCGACCTGTATCTGCTTGTACTCATCGCATCGGCCAGAGCCTACATCGCGCAGGAGGGCATCACGCTGACGGATACGGTGCAGGATGCGATGCTCGTCGAAATGTATGCCGCTTACCTGTACCGCCGCCGACGCGAGGAAAATGTGCAGATGCCGCGCATGCTGCGGTGGGCACTGAACAACCGGCTTTTCAGCCAGAAGGGGGAGGCAGATGGATGATCTCATTTTGCTGATCGCTGAAAGCTATAAAAAAGACGCGATTGGAAACGTCACGGTGACGGAGACAGCAACGTCGGTATGGGCGCACCTGCAGTCGGTCACGAGGGCAGAGTGGGCAGACGCCGGACAGAACGGCCTGCAGCCGCAACTCGTCGCCGTGACGCCGATCGTGAATTACAGCGGCGAGCAGATCGTACAGATCGGCTCTGGCAAAAATGCGCGTCGGTATGCCGTGTACCGCACCTACTTAGACCCGGACAACGACAGCATCGAGCTGTATCTCGAGCGAAAGGCGGGTGTGGCGCGTGGCGCGGAAAATCCCGTTAAATGAGCTTGAGGTCGAGATCGTGAAAGAGCTCAAGGCTTACAGCGACGAGGTCGCCGAAGGTATAAAAAAAGCGGTGAATGACGTGGCAAAAGAAACGGTCCGCACGTTAAAAACTACATCCCCGCGGTCCATGCGGGGCGGCAAGTATGCGCGCGGCTGGACGTTCAAGGTGGAATTTGAGAGCCCAGAGGACATCCGGGTGCGCATATCCAACCGCACAAAGCCGCAGCTCACGCATCTGCTCGAAAACGGGCATGCGAAGGTAAACGGTGGCCGCGTGGACGGCAAGCCGCATATCCGCCCGGCCGAGCAGGCTGCTGCAGATAAGCTCGTGGGTGCCGTGAAGGTGGTGATTAAAAAATGACGCTGGAGAATCTATATCAGCTTTTGAAAAGCACAGGTTTGCCCGTGGTATACAGGGCATGGCCGATTAACGGAGCGCCTGAGTTGCCGTACATCTGCTATCTCGCCGCCTACAGCAACAACTTTTCGGCGGACGGCGTCGTATACCAGCCGATCGATCATGTGCAGATCGAGCTTTACACAAGAGATAAAAATCCCGAAGCGGAGGGCAGGGTGGAAAGCGCCCTGTCCTCACTCTTTTGGGACAAATCGGAAACTTATATCGATACGGAGAAATGTTATCAAATTTTGTACGAAGTTGAGGTGTAACAATGGCGACAAACGAAAACAAGGTGCAGTTTAACATCAAAAACGTGCACTACGCGGTGATGACCGCAGACGGCGAAACGCCGACGTGGGAAAATCCGATCCCTGTGCCGGGCGCCGTGAATCTGTCGCTCGAGGCGAGCGGCGAGATCACGCCGTTTTACGCGGACGGCGTTGTGTACTACAAATCCAGTTCAAACAACGGATACGAGGGCGACCTCGAAATGGCGCGATTTATCGACAAGATGTTGCAGGATGTCTGGGGATACGTGCTCAACGCCACCGACAAAACGATCATCGAAAATGTAGGTGTTGAGCCGAAGAGCTTCGCGCTCCTTTTCCAAATCGACGGCGACGCCGACAACGATTTGTACTGCATGTACAACTGCACGGGCACGCGCCCGGGCATTGTCGGCGCGACGAGTACGGACACCAAGGAGCCGCAGACGCAGACCAGCACAATTTCCGCGACTTCGCTCGAAAACGGCAACGTCTTTGCGCGTACAACCAGTGAGACGCCGGAGAGCGTTCGCACGGCGTGGTTTACGAAGGTCTATACGCCTACCGCAGGTTGAGAAAGGTAAAGCACATGGAAAAAAGAATTCAGATCGACGGAAAGGAGGTGGGGTTTAGGGCCTCGGCCCTGACCCCGCGCCTTTACCGACATAAAATCGGCCGGGACATGATCCAGGACCTAAACAAGCTTCAAAAGGCGTACACCAAAGCGCTACAGGGCATCCATGCCAAAAAACCGGCAGAAGATGCACCCGCCGAAGAGCGCGAAGCCTATGAAGCGCTGGTGCACGAATCACAGCTTGATGTGACTGACCTCGAAATTTTTGAAAACGCCGCCTACATCATGGCGCGGCAGTATGACGCCAACATCCCGGACACGCCGGAGGGGTGGCTCGACGGATTCGAGACGTTTTCGATCTACGAGGTGCTTCCGGCAATCCTCGAGCTTTGGGCGATCAACGCGCGGACGACAGCGAAGTCTAAAAAAAATAAGACAAACTGTGCGCGAAGCAACCGGCGCGACCTTTATGCTCCGCTGCGCGGAGTTGGGGCTCAGTCGTGAGGACCTCGACGATATGACGGTGGGCATGGTATACGATATGCTGATCGAGCAGGCGAACGATCAAGAGAAATATCCGTATAAAGCAACGCAAGCGGATATTAACCGCTTTTTTCCGAAGGGGTGAGTAGATGGCGGACCGAATCAAAGGCATAACGATTGAAATTGGCGGCGATACGACCGCACTGTCTAAAGCGCTTTCGGGCGTAAACAAAGAGATCAGCACGACGCAAAAGCAGCTGCGCGATGTGGAGCGGCTGCTGAAGCTGGACCCGGGCAATGTCACATTGCTCGAGCAGAAGCAGCGGCTTCTGGCGGACAGCGTGGAACAGACAAAGCAAAAGCTGGATTCGCTAAAAAACGCCGAAAAGCAGGTGCAGCAGCAGTTTGCGCAGGGGAAAGTCTCGCAGGCGCAGTACGATGCACTGCAGCGCGAAATCGTCGCGACGGAAGCGGATTTGCGGAAAGCCGAAAAGGCGGCGTCCAGCTTGCAGGATGAAATCGCGCAATCAAAGGGCGAATCCGCTTTAAAACAACTTGGCGACGCGGCGTCCGAGACAGCATCAAAGGTCAAAAAGATCGACGAGAAGCCGATCGAGGACGTAGAAGATGCGGCCAAGGACGCAGACGACGCGCTCGAAGAAGCGGGAGACAGTGCGTCCAGCTTCGCGGATCATCTCAAAGCCGATGTACTTGTCGAGGGAATCAAGGAAATCGTATCCGGGATTAAGGATCTGAACGAGGAAACCAAAGAGTACCGCAAGATCATGGGCACGCTGGAAACTTCCAGCGAGGCGGCGGGATACTCCGCGGAGGAGACAAGCGAGGCTTTTTCTCAGCTTTATGGGGCGCTTGGGGACGATCAGTCCGCTGCCACAACAACGGCGAACCTGCAGGCGATTGGTGCGTCGCAAAAGGATATAAACAGTCTGATTTCGAGTGCCGTCGGCGCTTGGGCGAAATACGGGGACAGCATCCCGATCGACGGTCTTGCGGAATCAATCAACGAAACAATCCGCGCCGGGCAGGTGACGGGCACCTTTGCGGACATCCTGAACTGGGGCAGCAAAGAGGGCGAGACCTTCGGCGTAATGCTCAAAGAAAACACCGAAGAAAACGAGGAGTGGAACAAGGCGGTGCAAGAAGCTTCCAGCGCCGAAGATTTTTTTAATCTCGCTTTGCAGGACGCCGAAACGCAGGCCGACCGGACAAACCTCGTCTTGCAGGCTATGGCCGATCAGGGCCTCAGTGATGTCGGCGATGCATGGTACAGCAACAACAAGGATATCGTAGACGCCAACAACGCGCAGCTTGAATTTACAAAAAAGGCAGCCGAGCTTTCGGAGCGTGTGCAGCCTGTACTTACAGCTGTGCAGGAGGGCATAAACGGCATTATGCAGGCGATTTTGGATGCAACGGCAGGCATCGACATGGATACCATCGTCGGATACGTCCAGAGCTTTTTTGATGCGGTATCAAACGTCGTATCCTTTTTAATTGAAAATAAAGAAATCGTAATCGGTGTAATCGGCGCGATCGGTCTCGCGCTGACTGCGCTAAAAATCGTCGAGTTTGTGCAAAGCGTGAAGAGCGGTATTTCGGAGATTTCCGGTGCACTGTCCTTCCTTGCAGCAAACCCGATCGTGCTTGTGATCGCGGCCATCGCCGCACTGATTGCGGTGCTGGTGCTGATCGTCACAAAGGGAGAAGAGATCAAGGCGTGGTTGGCAGGCTTTAACGAGTGGCTGCAGGGCGTTTTTGCTACGGACTGGACCGAGATCTTCGGCCCCGTCTTAGGCAATGTGCTGAATGGATTCTTTTCGCTGCTGAAAGGCATCTGGGACGGCGTTTATCAGGTTCTCAACGGTGTAATTGATTTTATTCAAGGCATTTTCACCGGCAACTGGGAACAGGCGTGGAGCGGTGTGCAGCAGATCGTCTCGGGCGTGTGGAGCTACATCACCGGGATAATCACAGGCGCGTGCGACCTGATCGAAGGCATCCTTTTGGGGCTGGATAGTTGGCTGCAAGGCGTCTTTAAAACGGACTGGACGGAAATCTTCGGCCCGGGACTGGGAGACATTATCAACGCTTTTATGAGAAATGTTGAAAACACGTGGAACGCGATCAAGCAGATCTTTCAGGGTGTGATCGACTTTGTGAAAGGCGTCTTCACGGGCAACTGGGAGCAGGCATGGCAGGGCGTCGTCAACATCTTCGGTGGCCTGTTTAATAGCCTAATCAACATGGTAAAAGCGCCGCTAAACGGCATCATCGGGCTTTTGAACGGCGCGGTCGGTGCGATTAACAGCTTGATCGGAGGGTTAAACTCGATCAGCTTTACCATGCCAAAATGGCTCGGCGGCGGGCATTTCGGCCTCAGCATCCCGTATATCCCAAATATACCGTATCTGGCAAAGGGCGGCATCCTCTCACAAGGCTCGGCGATCGTCGGCGAGGCCGGGCCGGAACTGCTCACAATGATGGGCAACCGCGCCATGGTGCAGCCGCTCACCAGCAACACAACCAACCAGACCGACCTCGGCGGCGTCAATATCACGATATACGGCGCGCCGGGGCAGGACGTGCGGGCGCTGGCGGACATCATTATGGATGAGATGCAAAACGCGACAGAAAGAAAGGCGGCGGTTTTCGGTGCATAAGTTTTGGTTTGCCAGGCATTGCTGCCGCGAGTACGGCATCTATGTAAGCGGCGAAAACACCTTCAACGGCTCCGAAAGGGACTATGAGCTTGTGTCCATCCCCGGACGGTCTGGCGATCTGATCCGAGATAACAAGCGGTATAAAAACATAACGGTTTCATATCCCGCTTTTATCCACAAAGACTTCCTGCGGAACACGGACGCGGCACGCGCGTGGCTTCTCGGCTCTCCGATGACATACCAAAAGCTGGAGGACGACTATCACCCGGACGAATACCGTATGGCGGTTTTTACCGGGCCTCTGGATTTTGACACGCGGTTTTTAAACCGGTCGGGCGAGACGACGCTAAATTTTAATTGCAAACCGCACCGGTACATCAAGGCGGGCACGTGGGTGCAGGCGCTTGAGAACGGCCATGTCCTGCTGAACAACTGGGACGAATCGCTTCCGCTGATCCAGATCACGGGCAGCGGAAGCGGCGTGCTGACGGTCGGCGGCGTCACCGTGACGATCGACAGCATGGACGGCAGCCTGACGCTGGACGCCGAAACCCAAAATGCCTACAGCGGACTTGAAAACAAAAACGGCACGATCCGCATCGCCGGTGGAGAGTTTCCGACCTTGCCCGCCGGAGAAACGCGGATTACTTGGAGCGGCGGCGTCACTGCGGTAGAGATCACGCCGAGATGGAGGGCAATATGAAACCGATCCTTTTTCCGTCCACCGCGACGGAGTTTAACACGCAGGGGCTCGGCGTACTGACGGATGCGATCAGCTGCACGGTCACCGAGGAGCGCAACGGCGCTTTCGAGCTGACGATGCAATACCCGGATACCGGCGTGCATTTTGACGAGATCACGGACCGCTGCATCATCTATGCGATCCCGAGCCCATACCGGGCACCGCAGCCTTTCCGCATCTACCGGATCACGCGGCCGATGGACGGCATTATCATGGTGTACGCGCAGCATATCACCTACGACCTCTCCGGCGTTCCGCTTAATCCTTTTACAGCGATCAACGCGCCGGATGCGCTTTCAAAGCTCAGCCTCAACGCGGCGGTGGATAGTCCCTTCACTTTTTGGACGGACAAGTCTACCGTCGCATCTTTTAGTGTCTCGACACCGTCGTCGACGCGCTCGGTTCTCGGCGGTTCATCCGGCTCGATCCTAGACGTGTACGGCGGTGAGTACGAGTGGGACGGCTTTGCCGTCCGCTTGTACGGCCATCGCGGATACGACAACGGCGTCGTGATTAGCTACGGTAAAAACCTGACGGACATCGAGCAGGACCGCAACATCTCCAACGTGGCGACCGGCATCTATCCGTATTGGACAAACGCGGAAGGGGCACTCGTGACCTGCGACCCAAAGATTGTCAACGCGCCGGGCACGTACGACTTTACGCGCGTCGTGCCGGTGGATTTTTCCAACGATTTTGAGGGACAGCCGACACCGGAGCAGCTGCAGGCGCGCGCGGGAAAGTATGTCGAAGACAACAAGATCGGCATACCAAAAACGAGCATCACGGCGTCTTTCGTCCAGCTCGAGCAGTTTCCGGAGTACGAGGATCTTGCGCTGCTCGAAAAATGCGACCTCTGCGACACGGTGACGATTAGATACCCGCGGCTCGGCGTAGAGGCAAAGGCCGAAATCGTCAAGATCGAGACGGACGTGCTGCTTGAGCGGTACAACTCCGTCGAGATCGGAGACGTGCGTACCAACATCGCGGACACTATCGTCGGGCAGCAACAGGAGATCAAGCAGAAACCGAGCGAAACTTACTTGCGAGAGGCAGTGCTTGCGCTTACGGAGACCATTCTCGGCGCATCCGGCGGCGCGGTGCGCTTGCTGGATACCAACAACGACGGCATGCCGGACACGCTGTACATTGCGGATGATCCGGACCCGACCAAGGCGCGCAAGGTGTGGCGCTTTAATCATGAGGGATGGGGTGCGAGCAATAACGGCTACAACGGGCCGTTTTCCTACGGAGCCACGCTGGAAAACGGTATGGTCGCCGATTTTATCACAGCGGGCACGCTCAACGCTGATCTCGTCAACATCGTCAACTTGATTGCCGACCATGTGGTGAGCCGAAACGCCGGATTTGAGATGGACCTGTGGGCGGCAGTACTGAGGCTGATGGAAAACGACAACCTACGCGTGCGCATCTACTCGACAGCCCAAAGCGCCGGAGGCATTGTGCAGGTCTTTTCTGGCACCGTGACAAATGAGGGAGGCCTAGGCGAGGACGGCTCTTACTCGTACCTCGGACCGATCGGCGCGGGCGTGGGCGAAAAAAGTGACGGAAGCTATACCGGGACGATTAAAACTGGGACGCTGGTCGTCTACAACAGAGTAAAAACCGAAAGCGGAAACTCAATCCTGTCCATAGTAAACGGGCAGCGCATCGGGCACTTTGACCGGCTCGCAATCGGAGATAACGCAGATTTTAGCGTGTCGTGGGTATGGGACCCGCAGCTCGGTCGCTACGTGCTCTGCAGCAATAACTAGTAGGGGAGGACGAAAAAAATGCCACTTGAAACAACGGCGGCGCTGCGCGTCGACCTGCTCGACCCGGGCGCGCCGCAGATCATTCACGCGGTGCAGGACGACAGCAACAGCCGCAAAATCGCTTTTAGCATCTACGCGGGCGGCGCGCAATGGGCTGTGCCAAACGGTACGCTTGTGACCGTCCGTTACAAAAAATCGGACGGCACCGCGGGATTTTACGACACGCTGCCCGACGGAAGCACGCCGGCTGCGACGATAAACGGCAACGTCGTGACCGTGGCCCTTGTGCCGCAGGTCTTTACGGTGCGCGGAAACGTGCCGGTACAGATCAAGCTGTACGATAGTGCGGGCACCAGCATCACGACATTTGCGGTCGTGATGCACGTCTTGCCCAATGTCGTCTCCGACGCGGAGATCGTCTCGTCAGATTATTACAGCGTCCTGACCAAGCAGATCGCCGATGCACTCGCGGCGGCAGAGGGGATACCGGGACAGGTGTCTGCCGCGCAGGCAGCGGCAGAACAGGCGGCATCTTCGGCCAGCGCAGCGGCAGGCTCCGCGACGGCGGCCGCCAGCTCGGCGAGTACAGCCTCCACCGCGGCCGGGCAGGCGCAGACAGCGGCCACCAATGCGGGACAGTCCGAAACCAACGCGGCCACCAGCGCAAGCGACGCGGAAGACGCCAAGACCACGGCAGAGACGGCGGCCGGCAGCGCCAGCGCCGACGCGGCTGCGGCCGAAAGCGCGAAAACGGCAGCGCAGACCGCAGCAACGAATGCGGAAAACGCGGCGGCACCTGTGCTTGCCATACTGTCCAGCGGGGCCGGAGCGCATAACTCGATCTATCGAGGCAAAAATCTTGGTACGAGCGTGACCGCCGCACAATGGGCGGCCATTGCGGATGGTAGTTTTACCGACCTGTATATTGGTGATTACTGGGTAATTGATGGCGTCAACTGGCGTATTGCCGCTTTTGATTATTACTACAAGACGGGAGATACCCCTTGTATCACCCATCATGTCGTAATTGTCCCCGATACGATCCTTTACAATGCGGCCATGAACAGTACCGATACAACCACTGGCGGTTATGTCGGTTCCGCGATGTACACTGCAAATCTCGAACAAGCTAAGACCATTATCAAGACAGCGTTTGGTTCTGCTCATGTTATTACAAAAAGAGAGCTTCTAACCACTGCTGTAAATGGCAACACCCCTTCGGGTTGGGCGTGGTTTGACTCTGAGGTTGAACTGATGAACGAAGTGCAGGTTTATGGTTCTGTGGCGTGGGGCGCACATGATGGTAACGGTTACAACGTGGCTTCGGATGACGGTCAGTTCCCGCTCTTTGTGTTTGACCGCACTAAGCTGCATAATCGCGAGAACTACTGGCTGAGAGATGTATCTTCCGCCACTATCTTCTCACTTGTTGACGGCAGCGGTAATGCGAGCAGATTCGTCGCTTCTGGCTCTTTTGGCGTTCGTCCCGTGTTTGCAATCATCGGCTAAGGGGGGTAAGGCGAGCAATGGAAAACATTTTTGTCGCGATCATCACCGGCGGGCTCGCGCTTGTCGGCGTGATCATCACCAACGTCGCCGGAAACCGCCGCGCAGAAGAAAAGCTCCGGGTCGCGCAGGCGATCACGGACGCGAAGATCGAAGAGCTCACACGGGAGGTGCGAAAACATAATAATTTTGCCGAAAAAATCCCCGTAATACAAGAGCAAATCAAGGTCGTAAACCACCGCCTTGCAGACCTGGAGGACATCGAAAGGAAGGATCACCCATGAAAACGAAGTGGAAAAATTGGCTCAAGGCCGCGGGCGTCCGCGCCGTGAAAACAATCGCGCAGACCGCTGTCGCGACGATCGGCACCTCTGCGGTGCTCGGTGAAGTGGACTGGATCGTGGTAGCCAGCGCGTCGGTGCTCGCCGGCGTGCTCTCGCTCCTCACAAGCGTTGCCGGCCTGCCGGAGCTGCCCGACACGGACGGAGACGGTTTTCCGGATCGGTAAAGGACAATCCGAAAAGAGGTGATATAAATTGATTATGCACGAGATCACATTGGACGGATACGCTGCGCAGTGTGCCGAACAGCCGATTCGTCTCGGCACGGCGGCCAGCTACGGCGTGGAGACATTGAGCGTGATGCGCAAGGGCGAATGGGTAGATTACGATATTATCGTCGCTTTCCACCCGCCAAACGGAGAATCCGTGCAAATACGCCTTGAATCGGATAATGTCGTGTCTGTCCCTGCGGAGGCCACTGCGGCTGCAGGCACGGGAGAGCTCACGTTTGCAGGATATACGGACGGCGTGCGGCAGATCTCCGTGAGCCAAATCTATCGTGTGGCAGTAAGCGCGGGCGCGGAGGGAATCGCCCCCGCAGAACCCACGCCGGACGTGGTACAGCAGATTTTGTCGGCAGCGAATGAAGCGGCCAACAGAGCCGTAAACGATGAAATACAGCGCCTTTTCCAAGAATGGGAGGCAGCCGGAAGCGAAGAATGGCGGGCGGCCCGCAAGCGCAGGTTTGAACTTATGGACGAACTTAGCAGGGCGAGGCGGCAACTCTACAATCAGTGCGAGCAGAGAGCCTTTAGCAAGTTGCAGGGCGACCCGGACAAGATTAAAGCCAATGCTAAAGATCAGATCGAACGCATGATAATAAATCGCTATGAAAGTGCCAAAGCAAAGCAGGAAAACGGGGACATTTTCAGTATTAGTTACCTTCGAGTAGAAGGGGACAGCCTTTTTTTAGACCCGCAACAGACCATAGACGACAGCAAAGACCTTCTTAGGCTACACTACGAATTTTTTAGAAATGACCCGAAAGCGACTAAAGAAATAGACGCTATCGTACTGGACGCTATCGCAAGCAGCCCCTACACGGCAAAGCGCGGCACTTTATGGGCTAAAGTCAACGCCGATACAGAGAACATCAGAACAGCCCTTCCGTTAGCTTCTATAAGGACAGAAAAGCCGAAGAGCTGGATAACACCTATTGACAAGGTAAGCAATGTTGCCTTTGATGGAAACATGGACGGGAAAAGGGCTATTACCGTTGACGTATCGCGCCGAAAATCGAAAGAGCCTATCAAAGTGCTTCTAAGTGTAGACTTTGACGACGCAGCAATACAGGTAGTAGGCCGTCGAGCGCTTACGGCCTATGACAGAGAAGTACACGACGCTTTACTTACCCTTTTCGTTGACGGGAAGAACGAATACATTACCCCGCAGATGATATATCAAGCAATGACGGGCAACGCAGAAGCAAAGCTAAACCCAAAGCAACAGGAAATCATAAGCGATAGCCTTAACAAGCTAATGTACGGGCGGCTTCAGATCGACGCAAGCAAAGAAGCGAAAGCCTATGGGTACGACAGCTTCAAGTACGAAGGGCCAGTAATCAACGCCGAAAAAGTGACAGCAACCCTTAACGGAACAGTCGTAGAGGTTATACACGTCCTTAAGCAACCGGCCCTGTATACCTATGCTTCAAAAAAAGACCAGATCGGGCGGCTTGATATTCGGCTTCTAAATAGCCCTGTAAAAAAAAATGAGGAAACCATTACCCTTCAAGGATACCTTTACCGGCGCATTCTTTCCATGAAGGGCAGTAGCCTAAGAAACACGATCGTCTACGACACCGTATACAAGCAGCTTGATATTTCCGCTAAAAGCGACGGGGCGCTTAGAAAGAAAAAACATAAAGTAAGGGAAACCGCAAAAAAAATTCTTTCCTACTGGAAAGAGCAAGGCTTCATAGCCGGGTATTCGGAAAACTACCACGGGACAGAATGCTACAGCGTTACCATACGGCTTTAATCCTTGCGATAGGTAGGGGGATAAAGTGGTAACGGTAGGGGGATAAAGTGGTAACGGTTCGAAGCTCCGCTTTTCTAATTTCATCTAT